AGCTCTCCGCTGGCCCGATAGTGGCCTTGGGGTCGCTGGAAGAAGAACGTCAAGAACACGTCCACGGGGCCGTCGAGTAGCAGTCCGACGTGACCGTGGCGTTGCGCCTCGCAGACGACGGCCTCGCGCCAGGGTGTGACCTTCTTACTGGCCTCGACCATGATCCCGCGACCGACGTGACGCTTAGAGCCTTGCGGCGCGGGATGGCCTAGGACCCTCATGTGGATCACAGGCCCGCCACCGCCTCGCGGCGCTCGGTGTCGGTTACGGCGGTGTAGCGCTCGGTGGTGGCGATGCTGGCGTGCCCAAGAAGCTCTTGGGTGGCGCGGAGGTTGCGCGACCCGGCGTAGACGCGGGTAGCGAAACGGTGGCGCAAGGTGTGTGTGGACAGTCCCGGCCCGAGGTAGGGCTTGACCATCCGGCCAAGCGTGGTCGGGGTGACGGGCTTGTCGCCGTTGGGGAACAGATACCCGCCGCGTGCCTTGGCCTCAGTCATCGGCTCGACAAGAGCGTCGGCTAGGGGGACTACCCGCGTGCGCCCGCCTTTGCCGGTGATGCGGAGCGTCATTGCCTCCAGGTCGATCATGTCGGCGTGGAGTCCGGCGATCTCGGCTCGGCGTAGACCGGCGTAGGCGCCCAGAAGAATGGCGACCCGGGTGCGGGCGTCGGCGCTGGCGATGGCGTGCTCCAGCACCGACTCTGGGCAGGGCTTGGGTGCTCCCGGTGGGACGCGGACGGCCATGGTGTCGGCAGCGGGATCGTCGTCGCGGTGGCCCATCTTGCGCGCCCAGGAGAAGAACGTCGTCAGCGCCGAGCGTGCCGAGCGTCGTGTGGCGGGCTTCCATGTCGGGTTATGTGACAGCCACTCCACGATCTCCTGGGACGTACAGGTCTGGAGGTCATGGGTGGCACCGAATCGCTGGAGATAGTTACGCTTGAGTGCGCGTGTGCCGGTAGACATACTTCCGGCCTGGCAGTAGGCGTCATACAGGGCGACGAGCTCGTCATTGCGGGACACGGTCGGCCTCCTCGCGGTCGGCGTTCTCGTACAGGAAGGGAAGAAGCTCCAGCACGGCCTCGGCGCACCGTGGATCGACGAGGGTGTTGCCGTGTAGGTAGATGAGGCGGGCTACGCGCGCGCGCTCCTCCGCAAGGACGGTGTCGCGGGTGCTACGGATAGCGGTCTCCACCGCGTCTGCTACTTGCTTGGAGTTGTAGAGGGTGCTCATCGCGCGCACTCCTTGGGGTAGATGGACCGCGCGTAGGAGTACGGAGCCCATATCCAGTTGTGGTGCTGCCAGGAGGACCACATCCCGTAGTGGGTGGTGTCCATGCCGCGGCCGTCCGGGGTCAGTCCCCAGGGCCGCCAGTAGGTGCCGCGCTGCGACACAATGCGATAGACGATGCGCGACTGTCGGGCTGGGTCGCTCATGCTCGACTCAGTCCACCAACGCTGATCGCCGTGGGCGCCGCGGTTTATCTGCCACATGCCCCAGTCGCCGCCATTGAATTGCGGGTGACCGGGCACCAGATTCTGATGGCGTGACTCTCTCCACGTCACCGACCACGCAACCTGATTGACGGCTCCGCGAAACCCTGCGCGCCACAGCATCAGAGCCGTGCGGTCCTTGCACTTGGCTGGCGGCGCTGGCTTAGCCTTGGGCGGCATCGCGAGGACGAGGCCCAACGCCATCTCGGCGATCACAGCGGGTCCTCGCGGTCAGGCTCGCCCAGGTCGGGGGAGTCGTCAAGGCGCGCCCAGACGGCTGCCTTCATGCGCCGCACCCGGTCCTCTTGAACGGCCGGGTCCATCTGGGCGATCTCGGCGGCGGCGAGTCGCAGCTCGCGGGCGATCTCGGCGTATTCCAACGCGGCGCGCGTGGAGTCGTAGCCGAAACGCTGGCCGAAGTCGACGGCGAGCTTGGCCGCCTTCTCCTGATTCTCGGCCATGACAAGGAGGTCAGCGACGCCGCTCACTTGTCACCGTCCTGCGGACGGCCGTGCATGACGTACACGTTGGACGAGCGCGGGCGCTGCGGCTTGACGTTGCCTGCCTCGTCGCGTGACTCCTGGAGGTAGTGCAAGGTCTCCAGGAGGCACCATGTCCCGATCCATACGGGCACGCCCCAAGCGATGCCGACGAGGAGGTTGTAGATGGGGGCGTCCGTGTGCCCGGCACCGAGGCCGGTGGCGATGCCTCCGGCGATGAGCGCCCAGGTGAAGCGCCTCTCCGCTGATCTCATGCTCGGGCCTCCTTGAGTGCGGCGCGTGCCTCAGCAATACGGGCCGCGACGTCAACGTCAGGCTCGGGCTCAGGCGTGAACGGCGGCGGGATAGGTGTCGCCGACTTGAGCGCGGCGACCTTGTCGGTGATGTCCTGGCCGTAGAGGTCAAGAACGTCGGCGGCCTTGGCCTCGGCCCACAGGGTCCGCAGGCTGGCGACCTCGGTGGCGGTTGCTATCTCACGCGCCCAGTCGCGGTCGGGCGTCAAGGTGTCCTCCTCGACCACCTCGGCGTCGACAATGTCGGCGGGCTCAGGTGTCAGGTCGGCCGGTGCCATCTCGCCGTCAGCGGTGACGACGACGGATGCGCCCAACTCCTCGGGGGTGTAGCAGACGCCGCTCAAGGCTTCCTGACAAGCGTCGCGGGCGACCTCGGAGATGGCGCGGGCCTTGAGCATGGCGGCGGGGTAGGACTTCCAGACGCCTTTACCGGCCAGGCCCGCGGCCTTGGCGCGCTCCATCGTCCACACGCTGCGGAAGGTGAAGTCCGGGTCATCGGCGCGGATGATCTCGGCTGTGGCCTGGGTGTCGTCCCCGGTGACGCGCAGCTTGTGGCCCGCGCGTCGCACGAGTGCCGACATCAGGCCCGAGGATGCGGTGGGCTTGCCGTCAACAATGTGGACGCCCGAGATCGCAGTCATCGTGGGGATGCCGAGGGCGTCGGCGTACTCCATTGCGAGCAGGAGATTGGCCGGTTGTCCCTGGTATGCCTTGGGCAGGAGGCCCGCCTGGGCGAGGTGCTTGGCGTAGGTGACCTTGGAGTCCAAGGCGGTCGGCTCGTGGCGCAGGACGTCGGTCATGGGAGATCGACCCCCTGCCGGGCGGCGACGACGCCGAGGCCGGTCTGGAGGTTATGGATGAGCCATGAGGCGGCAGCCTTGGACAGCGTCTCGTAAGTGCCGTCCCAGTCCTTGCCGAGCACGAGGCCGCAGGAGTCGTCCCAGGTGGGCGGGTTTCCTGCGGTGCGCTTGAGATAGCGCAGTTGCTTGAGCTGCGCTGGGGTCACGCGCTCCAGGGCGGCATAGGTCATATTCCCGCCTGTGGGCACGTTCTTGGGATTCTGCGGTGGTGCCATTGCGACCCCCTTGGGTCTCCGTTGTCCAGCGGATAGGAAGGGGGCGGGCGCGGTGAGTGGACAGGGGGTCACCGCGCCCGCCAGAGCCGACCTCCGGGGGGACAGAGGTCGGACAGATGTGGGTCAGGCGCGGATCAAAAGTGACGAATCGGTCACGATCTGCTTAGAGATTGCTTGCTTGACTGGCATAAGGAGCCACCCCCGACTTACGTTGGCCGCGTGAGGGTCCTTCGCCGATAACGTACAGATCGGTAGGCAGGAGACGCACGCGGGTTGCAGTTATGTCAAGCGGTAACCCTAATGCGTGACCGGTCAATGTCAAGGACCCTCATTGGGCGCGCCGTAGATCGCGGCGCTACCCACAGGAGGGGAGTGGACAGACATGCCATACGCGAGGACGGACGTCCGGCAGGCTCTCAGCATGGCCCGTGAGGCGGGCAAGCCTGTCGAGGGACTGTTCGCCGGGGATCGGGAGACGGCGCTCCAGCTTGAGAAGTGGGGCTTTCTTCCCCTAGATCGCGAGGCGGTCGATAAGCGGATTGCGGATTGGTATGTCGCAAATGGCCTCGCCCTACGCGATGGCGACACTCCCGAGCCCCCATCCGACACGCCGACCGACACTCGCGGCGACACTCCCGCAGACACGCCCGGCGACACTCCCGAGCGGTCGCGCGTGGCGCTGGAGGCCGCGGAGGCGGCGCTGGCCGCGGCGTCGGCGGCGCTGCGGCTGGCGCGACTGTCTGCCTAGACAGGGGTGCGCCCCCGCTCACCTGAGCGGGGAGGTCTCAGGGAGCGGGGGCGCGGTCTAGGGGGTTATTCCTCGTCGTCGTACCAGGGCTCAGGTTCGGGCGCTGGCGCGATCTCGGTGTGTGCGGTGAAGCCGAGCGGGTGTCGCTCGGGGGTGACGTCTACGTCGGGCTCGTCCTTGGGTAAGGCGAGGGCGATGGATGCGGCGTGCCGCATAAGGCTGCGGACCTGGGCGTAGTCAAGGTCTAGGCCGGAGGTGGTGACCTCGACGCCGCCGATGGCGATGGTCACCTTCACGGCGCCCCCAGGTCGGCGTCTGTCTGGGCTCCGAGTGCGGCGTAGGCAGCGGCATCCACCCAGTCGTCGGTGTTGAGCGCGCCGGTCGTGGCACGGGCGAGCTTGAGCGCGACCATCATGGCGGCCACGGTGCGCGGCGGGATGGGCTCGGGGAGTTGCAGTAGGGCGCCCCACATCCGTCCTATGCGCGCCGCCTCCACGGTGTAGTCGCCGTGGGTTGCGTTGCGCGGGCCGGAGATGAGGCGGCCTGCCTCGTTGAGTACCTGGCGCCTGACATCCATGCTGCCTCCCCGGCTTAGACGATCTCCAATGACTGCCATGCGCCGCCTCCGGCAAGGAGGGTGACCATGCCGGGCGGGGCGTCGGTGTGTCCCGAGTGCCGCCACCACAGGCTCGCGCCGTCAAGCGACGGCGTCTGTATCCACGTCGTCGGGCCTAGTTGCTGGACGCGGAGGTGGTGATAGTGGCCGCTGATGACGAGGTCGGCGGTGCCGATGGCGTAGCGGCCCTGCGCTTGCGCGGCGAGCCATGAGTCCATCTTGCCGCGGGTCTGATGTCCGTGGAGTACGCCGAGCGTCGTGCCTGCGACGTCGAGGGTGACGGTCAGCTCGTCATAGGAAGGCATGATCCACGCGACATTCTCGTAGCCTGCGATGTCGAGTGCATCGGCTACGGACGCGGCGCCCTCTAGCGCCCAGGAGTCGGTGTAATGGGTTGCCATCTTGTCACCGACGCGCTTGGCCTCGTCGTGATTGCCGGGCACTACGGCGACGCGGACACGGTCAGCGAGGTTCGCATAGTCGGTGACGATCTCGGCTAGGAGTCTGCGGTAGATGCGTACCTGGGTGGTGACGTCGCAGTCCAGGCGCGCAAGCAAGCGCGACCCTTGGGACTCGGTGCCCTCTATGCAATCGCCTGCCACGACCACGACGACCTCGCCTGCCTTGCCGCGCTTGCGGAGGTCGCGGAAGCGGGCCAGGGCTCGGGCGTGGGCGTTGAGGACGCGACGCACGGTGCCCGCGGTGCCGTCGCCGTCAGGCTTTCCGATCTGGGTGTCGGCCAGGGCGACGACGTAGACGGGCGCCTCTATGGCCGAGGGCGTCGCCTTCTTGGGTGTGCGGATAGACGCGATGAGCTCGTCCACATTGACCGTGCGGAGCGCGGGCTCCACGGCGAATCGGTAGCGCCAGACGGGCCGGGTGACGGCGTCCTCGCCTTGGGCCTCGCGCGTCCAGGCAGCCGGATCGAAACGCGCCTCCAGCAATCTGATGCGCCATCCGTCCGGCAGCGTCAGGCCCAGCGCCTCGACGGCGGCCCGCCACTCGTCCTCGGTGTCCATCGGACCCGACGGGGGAGCGGTCACGGTCATCGCGCCGCTGGGGTCGTACTTGACGCCCGGCTCCCAGCCACTCGGGGCGGTGGGGCGGGGCGCGCGCTGGGGCTCGGTGGCCCCAGGGAGCTCGGCGAGACGCCGCAGCTCGTCGGACAGACTCATGCGGTCGCCTCTGGTAGGGGACAGGTACACCCGCCACCGCGCTTGCGGCGTCGGTGGTGGGAGATCATGCCCGCGCTGATGCTGTGGCCGTTGTCGACGAGCGCGCGGGCGATCTGTGAGGCATAGACGTCGGTGCGGTCTATGACGTGATGTAGGGCCGCTGCCTCCTCGGCACTCATGCTGTCAAGGATGCGCGCGACCGTGCATCGCGTCCCGCCCGAGTGGCGGCGGGCGGTCTCTAGTGCTGTCAGGTCGTCTAGTAGTGCCACAATCCCTCCCCGGTCGTGGGCTTACTTGGTGCGGGTGCCATCAGGCTTGATGCCAAGCTTGGCGATGATGCGCTGGACGTCGGTGAGCGTCGTCCCCGACTTGAGCTCCCAATGCATCGGGTCGCTCCAGGCCGCGTCCCAGCCCTCGCGCTGCGGGGTGCGGGGGTCGTCGGCGTACTCAGCCCAGCCGCCCCAGTTGACGATCTCGTAGCGGCGACGGATGCGCCAGCACTTGACGTTGCGCTTGGCGGTGCGCCACCACCCGGCAGACGCGGTGCCGCGCGCGCCCTCGGCGCTGGCGTTGAGGTCTACTGCGGTACCGCTGGCGTGGTTGCTCCAGGCGGTCGAGGTGCGCGCGGGGCGATAGTTGTAGCTCCACTCATCCCAGTCGCCCTGATCTAGTGGGGCGACCGTGCGGTGGTAATCCGCAGCCAAGGCCAGGAACAGAGGCAGCACCTCGCGTCGCATGGTGAGGCTGCGACTTGGGCAACCGGGCACCGGCTTCTTATCCAGTCGGGGATCGCTCCAGGACTCAATGACGGGCCAGCCGTTTATGGAGACAGCCATCACTTACTCTCCTCGTCCTCGTCGGCGAACACGTCGAAGCGGTCGTCGGGGATGGCGCCATGTCCGAAGGCGTAGTCGGCCGGATTGAGATATCGGACGGCGGCGGGCAGCGTCGCGGCGAATGCCCCGGCGAGCCACAGCTTGAGATCGGCAGCGTCCACGGCGAAGATGTCGGCGCCGTCGGCGATGAACATGGTCAGGATGATCGCTGCAAAGGTCCGCAGCCATGACGCGAGCGGACTAGTGGCAAGCCACTCCTGGAACATTTGCGCCCTCCTAGGCGGGGATGCGGTCAAGGACCGCGACGACGATGGCGATGACGGCCGCGACTCCGGCCAGGGATGGGAAGGCCCACACGCGGGCCTGGGTCGCTTGGAGCCGGGACTCCATCTCGCCCACGCGGCGAGACAAGTCCTCGCGCTGCTCAATGACGCGCAGCCTCGCCTCGTGATCGGCGACCCGGTCGTCAAGGCTGTCGACGGCGGTAGAGATGCGGGTGACGGTGGCGTCAATGCGGCGCAACAGCTGAAACATCTCCTCGGTGCTGACATGCACGCCGTCGGGCATGGGTGGACTCCTTATGGCAAAGCCCCCGACTCTCGGGGGCTGGGGTTGTGCGGATCGCAACGCAGCGGTTAGTGACATCGGGACTCGCCCGAAACGGACATTTCCTGATTAGGCTTGACGGGTGTACCTACACGGGCATACGGTGTACCTACACCAACTAGGGGAGGCACCATGAACGCCACAGTCAACTGGGGCAAGGATCAGCAGTACGGCATCACCACTCGTGGATGGATCGTCCGCATGAATGACGCGGGCAAGTGGACCGTGTTCGACGATGCCGACAGGTACGTCGGCGCCTACGCGACCCGCGACGAGGCTGTGGAGGTGGCACGATGACCACCACATTCATTGATGACTACGGCGTCACCTACACCGCCACCAAAATTGAGTGCCGCGCCTGCGGGCACACCGTGACCGACTCCGCTGGACTTGCCGCCATTATCGGCGTCCACGAGGTCTGCCCCGCGTGCGGCGATGGCGCCCTGCTCTTCACGGGAGTTACCAATGCCTAACGCGCCAAAGACACCGCTCCGCAATGTTCGAGTAGATGATGACCTATGGCGTGATGCTCAGGCCAAAGCGGCAGACGATGGCGTCAGCGTGTCTGAGGTTATTCGACGCGCCCTAGAGCACTACGTCAACGGGGTGAACTGCCCACTGGGGCAGTAGGTGCCTGAGCGCGAGGGCCGCTTGCTGGGGCACCACGCCATTGCCCAGCGCCTTGAGTTGGTCATTGCGGCTGATCCCGATGGCGGGGTCTGTGACGTGCCCGTCTGGCAGGCCCATCATCCATTCCACGAAACGTGGGGCTAGGCGGGGTGCGCCAGTCCGTCCAGGCTCAGTAGGTGAGGGTGCGGGTCGGCCGAGGATGCTTTCCCATCGGGAGATGGCGGGACCGTAGTCGCCCCAGGCTGTCCCACAATTTCCTTGGCTGCATCTAGCAGCGTCATCCCGTGCCCCCATGCGGGGTTGTAGCCGCCCGAGGAGTGCTCGGTCGTCGGCGTGGGCAGCAGCCTCAGTGCCTCTATCGCCAGCCACCTGCCATGCGGGGCTGGCCTGCCGTCCGACGACTTCTGACGGGGTGCCCAGTCGTCCCACCACTCCAGCGTCTTGCCCTCGCCCATGTCGTTTACGGCTGGTGTCGGGAGCATCTGCACCGATCTGGTCAGCGACTGAAACGCCCCGCTCTCCCTGGTGATATTGCCGGCGTCGTCCGTTGTCGGCGTCGGCAGCATTTCCCCGATGGCCCACCCCAGCTTGTTGGGCTTCGTCCTGCCATCCCCTGACACTTGGAAGTTGAGGTCGCTCGCCCCAGGTATCGCCGCTGGGGTAGGCAACGATGAATAGTCGAGCACGTTGGTGGCAAGCTCCGGCGTCTGATGCTCGCACAATTCCCCATCGTGCAGACCACCCCACGCTGGCAAGGTCAGCGAGGACAGTTCCAAATCCCAAAGAGAGGTGGCCGCGGACGTTCTCCAAGATTGCGAGTCGCGGTCCCATCTCGCAAATGGCTCGCAGGACGTGAGGCCACAGGTGTCGCTCATCGTCGGTGCCTTTCCGCAGGCCAGCGTGGCTGAATGGCTGGCATGGGTAGCCGCCTGTCAGTACGTCGACGGGTTCAATGGTCGTGAAATCCACCTGGGTAACGTCGCCGTAGTTGGGTACGTCGGGGTGGTGGTGGGCGAGGATGCGGGATGGCGCTTTGTCGTACTCGACGTGCCAAGCGACAGAGCCGCCTAAGACTGAGTTGACGGCCATGTCTAGGCCGCCGTAGCCGCTAAAGAGTGAGCCGATACGCACAGGTGATACCTCCCCGCAGGTGAGAGTGGCACACCTGGCTGACATCACGGCGTGTCGGAAAAGTGATTAGCGACGCGGGTTTATGTCCGTAACTCTTACGTTAGGGACTGAGGGAATCAATCCCTAGGTTCACGCCCCGACTAGGGCGGCGGCTTCTTCCTCGGTCAAGCCCAGGGCGGCGAGCTTGGCGACAGCCGACGCCTTGGCGGCAGCCTTGGCCTCCTCCGCAGCGACCCGCTCGGCCTCCGCAGCGGCAGCGGCAGCCGCATCGGCCTCACGCTGCGCGATCTCCTCAGCGGTGAGGGGTCGCTCCTCGACCTGGCCTGTCTCGCAGTTGACGATGACGGCGATGGGGGTGTCAGACATGATGCTCCTAAGCCTTGAGGATGCCGTACAGAAAGAAAGACGAGCCGCTCTTAAAGTTAGGCCCGGTGATCGGGGTGAGGGCGATGCTTGTGATGGCTGCCGTGTTTGACCACAGGGAGGCGTCTACCGACATCCAGGCGCCCGTTGCATTGGTTTCGCCAACACACGACGACGAGGCCGACTTATTCGTTGAGCCAGCGTAGTTGGGGATGTACATTTCCGCGTTGCCGAAAGTGCTAGCCGTCGCAGATGCGCCTGTGCACGCCTGTGTGAGATACATATTGCTGCCAAAGGAGCGGCTTTGCACACCTGACCCTGTGCCCTCCAGCGCTCTTGTTGAGTAGCCGGAGCCGTTACCGTTGAATTGCACGTTGATGCCGTCGTTGACGTTGCTGGCCCTGTCTGTCCTTGAGGAGCAGACCAGTAGTAGGTCGGTGTAGGTACCGGGAATGTCAGAGAACGTGACCGATCCAGCGTCACTTCCGAGCGTGTTCTTGGCGATAAGCTTGCATGTCGTCGCCATCAGCGGCCCCCTGTCCTGAACTCATGGGTTAGTGACATCACGCCGCCTTGATTCCGTAGAGCGACCAGACGGACCCAGCAACAATGTCATTCGTTGCCGCGTTCCTACTGATGTCCATGCGAGTAATGGCTGCGGTGGAACGCCACAAGGCTACGTTTCGCCCAACGCCTCTACCGGGCGAGGCGCTAACGGATAGCGTGGTCTTGTTGACGTTAGTGTTCGCGTAAGAGAACACATGAAGGATTGCGATATTGTTAGCGGTTGCGTCTGTGCCTCCGATGAAACACCCGAGCGATGAGTTTGACGCCCTGCCTGATCCGGTGATGCTGCCGTTGCCCCACAGTTCAGTCACGGAGTAGTTGGTGCCTGAATCCGAGTTGAATCGAGCGTAGACCTCGGTAAGTTTTCCATCTTGAATCCCAAACCGGCCGACTACTACGAGGTCGGTGTAGGTGGCGGGGATATTGTCGAAGGTAACCGTGGCGGCGTTGCTGCCCAGCGTCGTGAAGGCGATGGGCTCATACGTCCTAGGCATCAGCCACCCCCAATGTTCGGAACTGTGTCGTTAGTGTCATGCGCGCACCCCGTACAAGGCAGCCGTGGTGTATTGGGCGAAATTGGCCCCCGCATTAGCAATCAGCGAAATGGCGTCAATGGCGCTAGTAGACATCCACAGGCCGGAGTAGAGGACGATATCTCCGCTGCCGTTGTAGTCACCGCCAGTCAGAATACGCACCGTCTTATTCTTTGTCGTAGACGCATAATCAAGCACGTCAATGATCGCCCCGCAGAACACACTCGCGGTCTTGCTGCTGGTCGGGACGATTGCAGACTCGATGTAGGTCTGGTCTACGCCAGAAACACCAGCCGACGCGGCAGCTCCGCTGCCATAAAGGTAGTGGCCCTTGTAGTTGCTCCCAGAGTCACTATTGAAGCGGAGCAGTGATCTGTCCGCTGAACCGCTGGAGCGTGCCAGAAACCTGATCTGGAGGTGCTGGTAGCCGCTGGGGATTGAACTCAGGGTGATCGTCTGCGTGGCGGCAGAGAGCGTCACCGTAGCGATGCTCTCCAACGCGCCACCGGGAAACACACCGAACCCCGCCAGCGAACCAAACTGACCCACAATAGGCATCAGCGCATCACCTGTACTGCGCCCAAGCCCCAAGCACCGTGTAGGTGGGGGTCGCGGCAGTCTTGATAATCGTGAACGTGAACGAGTCAATACCCGCCGTCTGATTCGCCTGAGCCGCAGTCGGCAGACTCGACCCGTTCAACCAGCGCGGCGTCACCCCAGTCCCGTCAATCTGAATCGTCGTCGGGTAGTAGGCCGTCGTGCCATTGGCGATGATCCATGACACCGTGATGGCGTCACCCGTGGCGAGCAGGCTGTTGAGGGTGTTCGACGCGTCCCCGCGGATGTTGATCGTGTGATTCGCCGTTGCGTTAGTGGAGTAGAACCACACACCAGCCGTCAGGAAGTTGATATTGATCGTGCCCGTGGCGGCAGACGCCACCACATTGAACCGCTCCTCAGGTGCGAGCTGGATCAGGTTAGTGAGGACGTTAGTCCACGACGCCGCCGTGCCATTCGTCGTCAGGAGGCGATTGGCGTTTGAGGTCTGCGACGGCAGCCCGTCCACGGCACCCCACTCCAGGCCCGTGGATGTTGCGCTGTTTACCTTCAGGACATGCCCGTTAGTGGCCCCGACGGCGAGCCGGGCTGGGGTGTCGTTGGCCGTGGCGGTGATGAGGTCGCCCTTGGCGTCGACGAGTGTGTTGGCGATGGCGCCGACGTCGGAGGCCGACGGCATGGCATGGACGTGGTTATCGCGAGCTGCGGTGGTGCCGTTGCCGGGGGCCGCTACGCCGAGGGCTGCGGGGTTAGTCGAGGCCAGGGCGACGGACGTGTCAACGTCCGAGAAGGTCGAGCCGTTGGAGACCTGGAGCTTGCCCGCGGTGCTATTCCAGACGATGCGCCCGGCCCACTTGTCGCCAGCCGCGAGGCCCGCGATCTCGGTGGACGTGTAGGACTGGACACCGGGCATGTCGTCGACAGCCTCTGCGAGGGCTTGGATGTCGCCCGCGACGTCGACCGCGTCCGCGCCCTGCGGGTATGGGAAGCCCTTAGTCGTGTTCGCCATGCTTGCTCCTTACGGGGTGGGGGGCACCCAGTCGCCCAGATCGTCGTAGTCGGTGAACGCGGCAGCGACCGCGTCGTAATCGGCGTACTCGGCCGCGAGCTCGGCGTAGGTCGCGCCGGTCACGTCCTGGAGGATGATGTCCACGCCCGCAGGCTTCTCAGTCTCGGCCGCCGCTAGAGCCGCAACGGTGTCGGGCGTCTGCGCGGTGAGGGTGACGACCGTGATGACGTAGGGGTCAGTCCCGCTCAGATTCCAGTAGACCCGGCAGGACTTGGAGCCGGTGAGCTCGCGCTGGGTGGCGCGGATGATGGCCCGCTTAGACCCTCGGCGCTGGAGTGTGGAGGACTCCGAGATCGCGGCCCGCTTGTCGGCGTCGGCGATGTTGTCCAAGTCAATGCCGACGAGCCACCCAAGCCACCGCAGCCACGTCCTCGGGGCGGCGTCAGGATTCGCCAGCTCGGCGGTGCCGGTGACCGAGGTATCGGGGTCGCCGACGTCGGCCAGCCGGAGCGCCGGTCCCATTGACGAGGCCGTGGCCTTGCCGAGGAAGGTGGCAAGCGTGCCGGAGTCGTCGTCTCGGATGTAGTCGGGGAGGAGGCGGTAGACGTAGTCCTCTACCTGGGCCTCGGTACGGGGCGTGCCCATCAGGTGACCGTGATCGTGACGGTGCCTGCCCGCGCTAGGCCAGCCGGGGTCGTGATCGTCGTCGTGCCGCTCGGCGTGACCGTGCCCGTAGACACATAGTCCACGCCAGGGACGTCGTCGAGGACGGAGATGATCTCGGTGTCAATGACGGAGGCGTCCCAGACCCAGGTGTCGGTGTTTATGTACGCCCTCACGGCAGCGACACAGGCGTCGCGGACCTCATTAGTGTCGTACCCGGCGAGGGCGACAACGGTGGCAGCCACATTGACGGTGGTGATGGTGGCACCGATGACGACGGGGGTAATCATGGCGGCGGCGCGCTCGGCCATCTCGGTCTCAATGGTGTCGCGGGTGCCGGACGCTACCTGGGCTTGAGCGCCGTAGACGGCGACGGTGACGTAGCCGAGGTCCGAGGTGGACAGCGGGGCCACACCGTCCCATTGGTCGTAAGCCTTGGCCCGCTTGACGGCAGGATTCTCTAGCGCGTAGGCGGTGAAGTGGTCGGGCACGACGAGCGAGGATGTGACGCGGGCCAGTCGTGTGGAGGCGCGCTCAATGTAGGCAGCGTCCGTCTCGGGGTCAGCTCCACCTGAGAGGGTGCCGGACAGGGCCACCGAGACCGCAAAGGGGATCGCGTCAAGTACGTCGAGGGCAGCGCCGGACGCGACGCCGTTGGGCTCAGAGCCCGGCTCGGTGGCGCGCACGGGCACGGTCAGGGTGGCGCCCGTGCCGGTCGTGGTCGTGGTGACCTCAAGCTCAATGTCGGCGTCGGGCACGGCAAAGCGCAGCCCCGCGGTCACGGTGGCGGTGCGGGACGTGTCCCAGGTGATGACAGCGTTGCCCGTGGCCTTGGCTCCGGCGTACCGGGCCACGTCGTACAGGGCAAGGATGTCCTCCTCAATTCGGCCCGGGAGCCTGTTCAAGGCGTAGATCAGGTCCGCGGTGCCCGTGGCAAACGCCTCTAGGAGCACGGTCTCTAGGGCGCCATTCCTGGCGTCCCACGTCGGAAGGGCTGCTTGGACCGTGGCGAGCATGGCGTCGAAAGTCGCCTGTGGGTCGCGGTCGTCGGGGGTCAGCTCCACGCGGGAGAGGCCAAGGTCGCTCATGTCATGCCCTCCAGGCGGCGTCGATCACAATGTCTAGGTCGGTGCCGTCACGCGGCGTCAGGGTGACCCCTGAGACGACAATGTCGGGCTCGCATAGGTCAATGGCTGCGCGGATGTCTGCCTCATCAACCCCGTCAAGCAGGGGGTCGGTGATACCCCACACAGGCGCGAGAGGGCGCTCGCCCTGGCGGCAGGAGACGATGTGCCGGACGAGCTCTAGGGCGTGTCGCTTGCTTCCCTGGGGGACGATGGCGACCGCTCCGGCGCTGTCAAGCCGGAATGGATGCGAGAGCGTGGCGCTCATCAGGCATTGGCTCCTGTCTCAATCCTGCCGAGGACAACCCAATCGCCGGGGCCGACAGTAGCGATGAGGACCCGATCCCCGGTGGCGAATCTGTCCGCGACGTTGTCCACTTGGGCGATGCTGTGAGTGTGGGCGTCGGGTCCGTTAGCCGAGGCGGTTGACCGCGCAGGGCGTCGCAGCTTAGGTCCGATGAAGTCCAGCGGCCCGATCTCGGACGATCCGTACAGGTCTGGCATCTGGACCCAGACGCCCGCGGAGGTGGCCCGTGTGACGACGCCACGCTGGAAACCTGAGCGTAGGCTCATGTGCTGCCGCCCTTCTTGGCAGGCTTACGAGGCCGCAAGCATGAGATGTCGACTGCGGAGTAGTTGTCGTCTCGGTAAGACACCGATGTGACGAGCCACAGGCCGGAGTAGCGCCCAGCGTCCTGCAATTGGATGCGATGCCACGGGCGTAGCTGGCGGCCGTAGGCGTTGGGAAGTGTCACGTCCAGCGTCCCTGCGGCCTCAGTGTCGTCGTCCGACAGGTTGACGGCCATTGCCAGAGCGTCACTGGCGGGATCGGACTTCCACGTCACCGGCCACGTCGGCAGACCGGGGCCGCCCGTGAGTGCCCAGTAGGGGTCGCCGAAATAGAGAGTGTTCCCGTGCTCGACCCAGGCCCATTCCAGCTCTCCGGCCAGGTTGCCGATCACGTCAAGGACTGACTGGCGGTCCTGCTTGCCACCTTGCCCGATGGCGACGCGCTTGGATGACGGCTGGGCGACGGTGCGGCCGCCTGCCTCCTTGACGCGGCGCTTGACCCAGTCCGTCGGGGAGACTTGGACCTCGGCCCCAGTCTTGAACCTGACCCGCAGATTCTTGGCAAGCTTAGAGCGGCAGCGGTACGTCCAGGTAATCCCGGCTCCATAGGCGGCATCAATGGAGCCGACCTCCCACGATCCGGCAGGGTCGTCGGTCATGGTCACGCTTGTTCCCAGGTCAGCGATGGGTGTGTCGTCAAGTAGTCCGATGGGGTCGGCGGCCGTGATTGTCAGCTCGGCAACCTGGCCGGAGCCAAAGTCCAATGCAATGTCAGTGATGACGTCAGCGAGCTGTGCGCTCAATCTGTTGGACGCGATGCGGAGAGCGTCGGCGCGCGGTGCGCGGGTAGGCATTAGGCGTCCGAGGGTTGCTTAGGTAGACGGTCGGGGCGACGCGAGCCGAGCCGCTGCCCGGCGCGCACCTGGGGGGAGCGGCGTGCGGGGGACAGCGCCTCGTAGTCAGGTAGACCTGCGGGCGCGTCGGGTGCTGGCACGCCGTTGGGGCTAGGGTCTGTGAATAGCGCAGTCATCTAGTCCACCCTCGTCAGGCCAGGGCCACCGCCACCGCCGCGATCTCTCTTTGGCTTGTTGGGTCCACCGTGCGCGGGCTTGTCCTTGCCGCCGCCATTGCCACCGCCACCGTTGCCACCTCGGCCAGGTCGCGGCTTCTTCTTGATGGGACCGACGGGGATGACCGCCTCGGATGCGACGACGAGAGTCATGGACACTTCTGCGGACAGGACCGATCCTGCTTTGTCCCAGTCAAGCTCAGTGATGCCCAGGTCAGTCACGCGATAGCGCCCTGAGCGGTTCGCGAGCTTGACGGTGACGGGCGAGTCAATAGTCGCCATCGTCGCCAGCGCGTCAAGCACTTGAGCGACAGTATGGTCCGACGTCTCGACGTCGGCAACGGTGACGATGCAGCCGACGCGCATCTCATAGAGCGAGTCTCCGGAGCGCAGGAGCAACGGTGATCGGCCCGGCCTCTCCTGTGTCTCATAGACGCCGGCAATGTTGCTGGTTGCGATTTCGTCCGGCCACCACGGTAGGACGACGGTGCCGACCGACGGCGCTGAGATCGTGACCTGTTGGGACTCAGGCGTCCTGTAGCCGGGCAGTCTTACGGTGACCGTCACATCCGCTCCCGCTTGATGCGCTCATGGCGACGCAAGGCCCACAGCACCTCAGACTGTACGTCGATTCCGCTGTCGGCCTTGATCTCCCCGATATTGATGACAGGAGCCCCCGCACCTACGAGCGCAGGCTCGGAGCCACCGCCAGGGACGATGGGAGGCACGGGGGAGTCAAGGAAGGAGGGCATGGAACGGTCGGCGTGGTTGAGCGCCCACATGCCGGAGTCGCCAATGGCGTTGCGGAGAGCGGCGGCCGCGCCAGCGCGTAGGACGTATTCGCCACGCGACGCCCAGATGGGGGCGAGGTCGGAAGTGGGACCGCCTGATCCCTTAGTGATCCACCCATCGGTGAAGCCGCCGTGGCGCGGGCCGTCTCCCTGACCGCCACCGCCGTATGTGGTGCGCGAGTCGGAGTAGCGCAGGGTGATCTCTGCCGTCCTAGCGCGGACGGCACGGTCAATCTGAGTCTCAAGTAGCTTGGCCTGGCCTCGCGCCCGCTGAAGTCCAGCGTCGAGCTCTGGGTTGAGCTTCATCCCCGCGTCACTTGCTGCCTTACGGATGTCGTCAACAGCGGTGCGCGTGAACTTGGCCTTCTCGCCCGGGTCTTGGATGGCCTCGGCCGCGCCGACCATCGCTGAGCTCACGGCGGCGGCTGTCTCTTGGCTTGGATTTTTGATGTATTCGTCCAAGGCCGTCTGATACGAGGACATGGCCTGCGCCTCGGCGATGACCCCACTCAGGTCCTGGAGCCCGCGGGACAGGTTGTCGGTAGCTAGGGCCGCGCCTTGATTAGCGGCCCTGAGCGCCGATGCCGCATAGGAGGCTGAATACGCCTTGTCCCGGTATTCGCCGACGACCGGATTGGCCTTCTGCAGCGCCGCCAGGACGGTTCCTGATGTGTAGGCGACGTCCTCAAAGGAATCGGCGGCGATGCCTTGTGCGCGAGTAGCGACCTCCCAGGCGCGCGTACCGTCTGCGACGTCCTTTCGGAGGCCGGACACATTGCCGCGCAGCACACCCAGGACGTCATACAGGCCACCTGAGCCGACGCGGTTATCAGCCATAAGGGCCTGGAGTCGGTCGTCATAAGCGGCCCACTCTTCTTCACCGCCAATTACCGCAGCGGTGACATCCTCAACGGTGATGCCGACCGTGGCGAGCTTGTCCCAGTCCTCTTGTGAAATATCGTTCATTAGGGTCTGGGCGACCTGGGCGACCCCGGCTTGGTTGAGCTTGCCTGTGGCCGCGTCAATGCTGTCGGCAAACTGATCGACGCGGGCAGACGCCTCGGCCTGTTCACTCAAGAAGTAGCCGAGGGCTACAGTGCCAGCGGCGAGGGCAAGCCCCCACGGCCCGCCGATAAAACTGCCCGCCGCCGCCATTTTGGTCCGCAGGGTCGTCGCCTCAATGCCTGCGGCCCTCATGCCGATGACCATCGTGGCGAGGCGCGGGCCTAGGGCGAGGGCCGCAGCGCCCAGCACGCCGATGGCAATGGCGACGCCCTTGATTGGTCCGGGCAGGCTGGAGAAGAACTTGGCCGCAGGCTCGACAACGCGCAACATTGCGGTCAATGCGGGCACGAGAGTGCCGCCGATCTCCTCTTGGAGGTCGCCGAAAGCCTCTTGTGCGCGCGCTAGGCCGCCAGCCGCAGTCTCGCCAAAGCGATCACCCGTGCCGCCGACCTGGGACTGGAGCGCGCCCAGGATAATCTCAAGGTCTTTGGCGCGGTCGCCAGTAGAGGTGAAGTTGATGCCGATTTCCTTGAGCGCACGCGCATTGCCCATGAGCGCCCGACCGACAACGGTCGCAGCATCGGTGACATCGCGGCCCGTGTAGATGGCGTAGTCATTGAGCAAGGGCAGCACGCGCATGATGGCATCGCCGGTGAGTCCGAACTGAGCCATTGTGGCTGCGGCGGCTGCGAGCAGATCATCGTCCGTGCCGGTCAAGGATTGCAGCTCAGATGCCAAGGCGCGGATGGCGTCAATGGGTACGTTTTGCACGCCCTCGAACTTGGAGTATGCCTGGACGAGCTTCATCTGTGACTGCTCGGCCTGAGCAAAAGCCTCCACCGCGCGCTTGCCAAAGAGGGCGACGCCGGCGATGGTGGCCGCAGTAAATAGGGGACTCTTCATTACCCCCTGGAGCTTCTTCCAGGCTGACTGCACGCGAGTAGCAGACCTGACCGCCTGCTTCTCCATGTTGCGGATTTCGCGGCCTACTTCCTTGGCGCGGTTCTTGACCGTGACGAGTTCGCGCTGGGTCTGCTGGTACTCCTTCTGTAGGCGGTCATAGTTGGAGGTGTCACCCGTGCGCTCGGCCTCTTCGCGGGCCTTCTCCATCTCTGTCCGCAGCTTGCCGACCGTCTTGCCCAGAGATGATGCCTGTCGTGTCAGCTCGTCTTGGAGCGTCATCTTTACAATGAGCTCTTCTTCTGCCACGACGGTCACCTCCTCGTGCTAGGGCTTGCGGCTTTGCTCCTCAACGTCGCGCGAGCGCGCAAGCGTGAGGGCGATGATGAGTGGCAGATCAGCCTCGGGCCGGTCTAGGACATCCCAGACCGACCCGAGGCCGCCCGCAGCGAATCTCTGAGCTGTGACGACGACGGGGTGTCGACTCAGCTCGACGACGTAGGGTCCTCCACGAGAACCTCGTCGTCCTTGCCATACCCGGCCTCCTCAAGGAGGCGGCTGGCGACGGTGGTGACGTAGCCGTCTGAGCCATACAAGGCTCGGGCCGCGTCGCGGGCCGATACTGCGCCGACCCACTCCTGGAGCTGCTTGTCGCGGAACGTGAGCGGGTTACCCTCATCGTCGGCGACGAGCTCCCCGTAGCGCCTAATCTCTAGGCAGCACAGGGCCAGGATAGAGGCATCGGCTAGACCGGCCTCCTTCTTATTCATCTCGGCGCGCTTGAAGATGCCAGCAACCTCGCTGCGATCTGTGGGCACGCGGTAGGTGATGGCGTACTGCACCACCTCGGGATGCGTGATCTCAACGGTGCGACGCTGCCGGGACGCGATCTCCCGGCGAATCTCCTCCCCGATGCTCATGGTCAGCCCTTCCGCGGAACGGACCAGACGACCGTGAGCTCGACGATCTCGTCGTCGGCATTGGCGTCGGAGCCGGTACGGGTGAAGGACTCCACGGCGCACCCGGCATAGGCGTCCGGTGTGCCCTGCGGCACGCCGTCGCTGTCCAGGTCGGTGAAGGTGATGGTGGTGTTGTTGTAGGCGTTGCCGCGGTTGAGCTCGTTCCACACCGTCTGATCCACGTCGGGGTCCCACATCTTTGTGAGGGTGATGGACTCCCAGGTGAGGCGGGAGGTGATGACCTCCATGTTCTCGCCCGCGCCCCGACGCCGCATCTGATTCGTGCGCGACGCCGACGGGTCGGACGCGGTCATCCACACACCGGGCATGGACGAGACCGTCACCTTGCGGCGACTCTTAGAAACGTACTTGGACATCTATGTCTCTCCTTAGATGACGGCGTTAGCGTCGCCGACGGCGATGGTGAAGTCGACGAACTCAACCGACTCCGCGAAGCGGAGCGAGACGTCGGCGCTGATGCGGTTGTCGGCCGGGTCGGCGCCGCCAGAGACGGACACGACGTAGCCGGGGTCCACCTGGACGCCGCCCGAGACGCGCGGCTGGAGGTAGGAAGCGAAGCCGGACAGGTAGCCCGAGAGCTCGCCTGCGGCGGCCGAGTAGGTCGCGGCGGTACCGGGCTGCCCGACGTAGGACTCAAGGATCACGCTGCCGCCGTAGGCTAGGGCGTTGATCATGTCCCGGTACTGGGCAGGCAGAAGGTTTGCCTTGGCTGCCTCAACGGTCTGCCACGAGTAGAGGCGGGTGACACCGGCCACCGTGCGGACGACGCTGATGCGGGCAGCATTAGCGGTCACCCAATTTGCCGACGTGGTGGCGATCTCCGGGGCGACGTCGACCACCTGGCGGGCGTAACGCTCGGCGAGCGCCGACTCTCCGATGCCGACCGCGTGCGCGCGGGCGCGCAGGCCAGCGGCAAAGGCGGTCGGGTCGACGGTGCGCTGGGCTCCCGTGCCGTCCGGGACCGTGACGTGGGGCCAGACGAAAGCGACGTGACTGGAGCCCGTGTACCCGCGGATGGTAGCCGCCGCCGATGTGGCCGTGCTCAGGCTTGCGCCCGCAGCGACAGTCACGAGGGCGAGGCGATCATTGGCCGAGGCGTGCGAAGCAAGCGCCGCGCCCGAGGCGCCGTGGGCGATGCCGGGTGTGGCAATGGCGCCAGGGCCGAGGTCGGGGGTGATTGTGGCGAGCGTGGTCGCCCATACGACGTTGGAGTAGTCGTCGGTGCCACCCGCGAGGCTGGCCGCAGCCTGATTGCCTGACGGCAGGGTGCCTGACGACGTGACCGTGATCGTGGGCGAGGCATTGGCCGCAGCGATGAGGGCTGCCGCCGTGGTCCCGACGTAGGACTCAGTGCCGACATCGGTGACGACGACGAGCTTGTTGTCGGCGCTCACCCACTCGGCGGTGAAGGAATTGGCGAAGGCGCCGACATCCTTAGCCGTGACGACGATCTTGCCGCTGTCAATGCTCACGGTGGCGCGCACGGGGGTCGGGCCTGTGGCGCGGGTGACGACGAGCTCGGCCACGCCGGAGCGGAGCGCCAGCTCGGCGGCGTCGTACATCGCGGCGCCACCCGTGCGGGCACCATACTCGGCAATGTATTCGCGCATGGAGCGGATGACGGTCGGCGTCGTGGACCCCTTCTGGGTCTGTCCGACGACGAAGAATCGCCCCGACACCGGCCCGGCTGTGGGAGGTGACGACGGCGAGGTGTTGACAACTACTGAGACGCGGTCGCTCATTCGGAGCTCTCCTCGGACTCGGTGGACTTGGCCTTGGCCTTGGGGGCGGCAGGCTTAGGGGACTCGACGACGACCGGGGTGGCGTCCTCGACAATGGGGGGAGCACCGAGGGCGACCTCGGCGCGCGAGACTCGGCTCATGCGGAGCTCTCCTCGGGCTAGTTGGGGGTGATGTCGTCGGTGTCGCGGCCGTAGCCGCTGACGTCGACGGCCGACTCCTCTAGGGCGTCGGGGGCTGGGGTGGGCGTCAGCGTCTCCATAAGGGCGACGCGGAGGGTGATCTGTCCGGCTGACAGGGGTCGGCCGCGCAAGTCCTGAGTGGCGGCGCCCGTGTCCTCCGACAGGTCTGCGGTGCTGATCTCCATGTCGGCGGGCAGATTGGCCCGGCCTAGCAGAGACTCGCGGACGGCCAGGAGGAGTCGGTCGCGGTCAACGCTGGCAGCCTCATCCCCGCCCGCTACGTCGGTGCGACATGCCACGACAACGCGCACGTCATAGGTGACGATGAAGTCTGCCGAGTCGCCTGCCGCGTAGACCGACTGCTTGCGGATTGTGGGAGCGGCCGTCGAGGTGACCAAGATGGCGGGGTACAGATTAGGGTCGACCGGCAGGCGGTCGGCGAGAGAGTAGGACGCGGGCGCCGCAGGAGTGGTCGCCGTAAGCGCCGACTTGATTGCCGATAGCCGACCGGGGACGGTCGCCTGAAGGTGTGCGCGAATCTGCGCTCGGGCGTACTCGTGTCCCCTCATGCCAGCTCCTCGCGCACCTTCTGGGCGACAACCTCAAGCCATGCACGCCGCAGCTCGGTCGATAGCGGAGGGACTGGGCGACGCTCTGGCACACCGGCACCGCGGGCGTGCCAATGCGCGTAATTGACGTCCGAGTGCCTGACGCCGAACTTGGCATAAAGCGGTGTCGCCTCTACTGGGATCGGCGACGTGGCTGCCTGCATGAGGGCACCGCTCTCAACAAGGACGCGGGCGTCGCCCTTCTTTATGATCGTTGAGCGTTCTAGCGGCTGCCAGTTGAATCCTGATGCGAAGATATCGCGCTGCTGCTCGGCAAAGAGCTCGCCGACCTTGGGCCACAGCGGGGACATGTCTTGCGCGATCTTGGAGACCCGCTCAACTTTCTCCTCAATGCGCGCAATGCCGGCGTCCAAGTCCGACGTGTCAATCTGGAACATCAGCCGACTGCGTCCATGCGTACAAGCGGCTGGAGCATGGCCCGCTCATCAGCTGTCAGGACGCGCACAAGCTCAGGGGTGCTCTGGTAGTTGAGCGCCTCTGGGCCGGTGTAAGAGGTCCGGCTGTCAGGGTTAGTCCAGAGGCGGGCTGCCACTCGCACAGCCACGGCACGGGCGGCCTCAACACGCCAGTCGGTCGCCGGGTAGCCCGAAACATAGACCACGGTCGCGGTGGTGCCATTGGCGTAGCCACGCGGCAGGAGGATGGAGCCGTCCGCGCGCAGCGTGTAGCCGGTGACGACCTGGCCGCCGATGGTGATGGAGGTGATGGAGATGACCGGCGTCTCAGGCAGGAGGATCGTGTCCAGGAGGTGACGGTCGACGATGCCGCGGACGACGTAGTCCATGCTGGATGTCAGCGTCACGGTCACCGACTCATTGGTCTGGGTGATGCGCCGGCGGCAGTAGGCGCGCACTAGCGCCGTCGCGCGGTCGCACGCGGCTTGGGCCTGTGCCGTCACCGCCCCCGCAGGGATGGTGAGCTGGGTGAAGGACGCCAGCTCGGACGTCGTGACGAGGCTCATGCCGACGCCTTACGCCCCCGGGTCGGCTTGGGCTCGGTTGCCCGCTCCGGTGCGGGTGCCTTGACCGCGGCCTCAGGGGCGACGCGGTGGCCAAGCCGGGCGAGCTGCTCGTCGACAGCCTTGACGCGGTCGGGCAGGTTGCGGGCGACGTAGCCGCGGCGCTCGTCAAGCAGGGCGTCGATCTCAGCTTGCGCGCTCATGGGCGAGCTCCTCCATGTGTCGCGCGTGGTGCGCGTCGGTGAGTGTGTAGGTCTTGAGGTGGGGCATGATCGCCCCGGTGTGCGCGTGGATCGGCACCTCGGCCGCCTCTAGGCGGCGCATGAAGGACAAGTCCTCCGAGTACCAGTCGTCCCCAACGGGGCCGTCAATGAAGAAGCACCACTTGGGGGACATCCCCTCAGGCCGCATCTCGCGCACCTTCTCCAGCGCGGAGCGGTGCATCAGAAGGCACCCGGTCCCGGCCGCGTCAATCTTGACGAGGCGGTCGCGCGGGTAGTCATTGTAGGCGCGGTACTGCTCGCCCTCGGCGTTCTTGTAGATCGCCGGGACAGGCGTTGGGTACAAGTCGCCGGGTCGCGGGGGATAGGCCGCGAAGCACATGCCCGCCACGACCGGGGCGCTGACCTCGTGCGCCGCGTCAATCAGTCGGTCAAATGAGCCGACCGGGATGCGGTGGTCCGAGTCGATCATCAGAAACCACGGCGCCGTCGTGGCATCCAAGAAGTGTGAGACGAGCTCATTGCGCTGGCGGGACAGTAGGTGCCCGCCTACTCGGAGGAGTCCGTCTATGCGCGACGTTCTGCCGAGAGTGATGGTGGCGAGATCGGCGGCGAACTGGCCCTCGACCTGGCCGCCGTCGATCCAACCGATGTAGACCTTGTCTTTGGTTCGCATGACGCCCTCCCCAGGGTCCGCGATGTGTCCCCATGCCTCGGCCCCGTCTGTAACCCAGACGGGGCCGAGGTGGGTGCGCTGCTATTTAGTTATGTGGGACAGTGGACCTAGAAAACGGGCTGGGCCAATCCACTGCCAGAAATTTTCCCGTGGGCTGCCGGGTATCTGGCTGCCGTAAACGCGGTGAACCCAAAGGCCGCCAGCGTCACGCCAAGGGTGCTCGGCTGCTCGACGCGGATGAACAGCGGCGCGCCCGCGTCCTCCCACAGGTGAAGCTCGGAAGCGGTCACGCCGTAGATCGTGTCCTGATCGGTCGCCGTGGTCGTGGCGATGTTCGCGTCCAGCACGACGGGCACGCCCGCGATGTTGCCGACGACGCCGCCGTAGGACGGTGCGCCGAACTGGCCCGCCGCGCCCTGCGGATTCGTGTTGATCTGGAGGAAGGGCGAGGACGTGGACACCGCTGCCGCCATCCAGTTCCAACGCCTTGGGTGCATCAGGAAGTGCGAGATACCACCGAAGTAGCCGCTCTGGACCTTCTGGATGAGATCGAACAGCTTGGGGTAGACCTCGGCGACGGTCGGGCTGGAGTCCGTGTAGGTGACGGACTGGATGCTCGCCGTGTTGAGGATGCCGCGGTGGAAGCCGGTTGAGCCGCTGCCGCTGATGATCTGCGCGTCAAGCTGCGAATTGTAGGCAGCCACGAGGTCGCGGATGATGATCTGCTCGGTGCCACGGCCACGCGAGAGCGCCTGGACTGACACCGTCTGCTGACCGGCGATGGTCACGACCGGCACCGAGAGGGTCGTCTCGTCAAGGTTGGTCTCGCTGACGGACGTGTTCTGCGTGGCCTGGGTCGCAGCCGAGGTGCCCGTGGTGATGCGGGGAATCTCGACCGTCATGCCCTCGGCCGGGAGCGGCATGATGTTGCAGATGTCTGCGGTGGGACGACCGGCGCGGGCCAGCGGCGCCACAAGGTCGGTGAGGTACTGCGGCACCACGAGAGCGCCGAGCGCCGACGTGCCGATGGCGCGGGCCTCCAGCGCCGAGCCGCGCTCGGTGCGCTCCTCGGCCTGATGCTTGGAGAGGCGCTGAGCGGCGTCCATGTCGCCGAAGGTGCGGGCGATGACGTCGTGGATGAAGGACACCCCACGCTTGTCGGCGTCGGGGTTGTAGGTGCGCTCCTCGCGGGTCACGCGAGCGACCTGATCGTAGGCGCGAGCCTCGGCGGTGGCAGCGGCGCGCGACTCAAGCTGCGCGATGCGGGCCTCCAGGTCGGCGCGTGCCTCGACGGCAGCGACGCGGGACTCAAGCTCGGTGGGGGCGTTCTCCTCGGATCGCGCCTCGACCGGCTCGACGATGTCGTGGTCTGACATTCGTGTATCTCCTGTGGTCGGGATTGGGGTGGGCGTTCCGAGGTCGGCCTCCACCTCGGGCGCGACGTCGTCGCGGGCCTCGGTCTCGGTCTGCTCGGATGTAGCCGAGGCGTCTCTTGCCTCGACTAGGTCTGTGGCGTCGCTCTTGAGGGCGACGGATGTCTGGTCGTACCAAGGTCTCGTGACTACCGAGACGTCTACTAGCGAAACATCCCGCAGCTCCCTCGTGCGGGACTCGGGGTCGTAATAGTCCTCACGGGTGAAGAAGGCAAAGGACATCTTCTGGAGGTCGCCGCGGCGCATCGCCGAGACGATGGACCTGACGTAGGGGGAGTCCATGTCTAGCGCAGGGACGTCGACCACGAGGCCGTTGTCATCTACCGACAGCGACATAGTGCCGCCGCGCGTAGACGCCATAGGGATGCCCTCGTGATCGAACAGCAACTCGACGACGGGACCCTCGGCAAGTGAGCGGTCAAAGGCGCCGCGCTTGACGACCTCGCCGTGGGCGGGGGCATCGAATACGGCCGCGTAGCCGCGCAGGCCCACAGAGCCATCGGGCTCCTCGCGGACCTCCCAGCGGGCGTCCGCGGTGCGGCGCTCAAGGTTAGGGACGTCTGTCATGCGTTGTCCTCATCGGTGTCGGGTAGATCGGCGTCCGCATCGGCGTCGGCGTCCGCGTCTGCGGACGGGTCGACCTCGGCGGCCGGATCGTCGGGTGTCTCCCCGGGGTCCGCTGATGGCATCGGCGGCAGATTTGAGAACACGTCCTCGGGCGAGAGCGTGTCCAGCGGCAGACCGGCGCGCCGCAGAATCTCGCGGGCCTCGTCGACCGTGACGACCTTGCCGACCGATAGGTAGAGGCGACGCGCCACCTCGGCCATGTCGGACGGGGACAGCACCTCCTCGGCGCGGGTCAGCGGCGGCAAGTCCTCCAAGGCGCGCATCTCCTCGACCGTCAGCGGCATCGCGCCGTCGGTCATCTGCGAGATGCGGGCGCTGGCCTCGTAGACGGCGTAGCGCGTCTGGATGTCGGCGCGCAGAAGGCCACCCGTGCGGAAGCGCAGCACATGGTCAGGGGGCAGGAGCGCGGTTAGCGCCTCCTCGACGCGCGCCAGCCACGGCGTGAGCGTGAAGGCGAGAAAGTCCTGGACGCGCTGCTCGCGGCTGGCGTAGGTCAGCGAGCCGCTGCCGCTATTGGACAGTCCGACCATCTCCGGCTGGACGCCAAAGAGGCGGCAGACATTCTCACCGGACATGCGCCAGGTCTCAAGGAAGGCCGACTCGCCAGGAGACACGCTGATCGGGGTGTAGGCGACACCGGCACCCAGGACGGCGGGCTCACGCTTGCCAGCCACAGCCGCCATGAAACGGGCCTTGAGCTCCTGCGCTTGCTCGCGGGTGATGGCCTGATCCGTTGACAGCACGGCCGAAGGCACGGCGCCGTCGGTGAAGAAGCGGGCACCCCACTCCTCGGACGCCAATCCCGAGCCAATGGTCGTGCGCGCGTAGTCCAGCACCGAAAGCCCAAAGGGAGAGCCGGGGACCGTGAAGGCCGGGACGTGGATCGCATCACCCAGCGGCCACAGGTCATGCTCGACGCCATCCCAGGACAGCCGGACACGGCCGTCCTCGACGCGGCCCGCCACCTTGTCGGGGTGGACGAGCTCGACGGCGACGGGGTAGCCCGCGCGGTCAACCTGAGTGATGAGGCCGTAGGCGTTACCGCGCAGGAGAAGCGACACCATCATCTGATCGCGCCAGGTGATGGGGGAGACCACGGCCGAGGGCGACGCGATGAGCGGGACCGTCACCTCCTGGCGGCCGTTGCGGGTCGTCCGCACGACGTCCACCGGCAGGGTCGAGACCGTGCCCGCGATCAGCCGCACACACGCCCAGACGGCCGCGTGGCGCATCGCCTGATCGGACGAGATGTCTAGGAGCGAGCCGACGCGGGCATTGCGGTAGTCGGTGAGCATGGCCGAGACGTCGCCCGTGACATGGCGCACCTCGGGCGCGCGGCGCTTAGAGAACAGGCTCACAGGTCACGTCCCAAGAGGTAGCCGAGAAGGATGCAAGAGACCCCAGCCGCGGCCATCCCCAGCGGGACAGCCACAAGCGCGGCAGCGGTCACGATGAGGGCGAAGCCTGCGAGCTCTAGCGCGGTGCTCAACATGCGGCCTCCTCTCACCAGACAGAGTCAGTAACGTCAATGGCCTCGGGCTCTGCGGCCCAGGCGTAATAGGCCGAGGTAGCGGCCACGAGTGGGGCGACATCCACGGGCGACTTGCGTCGGTCCCATGCCCAGGCGTCACCGAGTGGTCGGACCACGGCCAAGGCGACGGCGTCGTCGAGGGGTTGCTGGCCGAGGTGGACAAGCGCCCCAGAGGTTGCGGCGTCGAAGAATGCGCCGCACGAGCGACCCAGGTCAGGGCCGGCGATAGGTAGTGCGATGTCGCCGAGCGCCTGGCAGAAGTCCTCTAGGAGCGAGGACACCGGGGCGCCCGATGCTTGGAATGCCACAGCGATGGGCTCGTATTGCTCGACCCGCTGGGCAAGCCAATCCACGACCCACTCCGTGCCTGCGCGGGTTGCCACGATCTCGACGTGAGGTCGGCCATCGGGGCGCGTGCCGCACACGGTGATCCACGAGACGGAGCGGTCCCACGAGACGTCCACCGCAAAGGCGAGACGCTCGCCGAGGACGATGTGGGAGTCAGGATCGCGGCGCTCATTCCAGGCGTCGCCCGGGATGATGGAGCTGTCGCCTAGGGCGGGTGGGTCCTCCCACCACCCCAGTCGCTCGCGGGCGAACTCCTTGGGCGGGAGTGCCCTGCGCTCCGCTGCCAGATACTCGACTGAGATGCGGCGCCCTAGTGCCGGGTTAGCGGCGTGCCACATGGCGACGTCGTCAAGCTGGCAGCCTGCGGTCCCGGCCTTGTGATCGCACTCAGGGCGAGCGCAGCCACCGGGCTCGGTAGACCACTCCAGGTAGACAAGCGACGGGTCGTCGCCAGCGCGCCCTCGGTCGCGGATGCTGCGGAGGACGTCCGACTCGCGTAGCCCAGCGGACGAGCCGTAGCGGACATGCGGGTCAGGCCGAGCCGACAGCGTCGGCAAGAGTGAGCCCATCATCGTCGGCGTCAGGAATAGAGCCTCGTCAAGGATGACGGTGTCACCCGACAGACCACGGCCGCCGCCCGACGTACGGGCCAGGAAGTCCAGCCGCGCGCCCGACAGAAGCTCAATGCCCTCCTCGCCGTTAGCGGTGCGGACCTTCTTCACCCGCTTGCGGAGGTGGTCATAGTTGTCGACAAGAGCATGGATGTCGCGAAACGCCTCTTGAGTGGTGCGGAAGCGGTGCGCCGTCCACACGACGAGACCCACGTCCCGGACGTAGAGGTCATAGAGGGCGCTCATCTGGAGCGTCCACGTCTTGAGATTCTGGCGACCGCAGACAATGGCGGCCTCAAGTGAGGCCCACCGGCCGTCGGATCGCTCGGAGAGGATCGCCTCCAGGGCGAGCTCCTCCTCGGCATCCGGCTGCTGCCCGATGGACCGGGCGAGGTCGGCAGCCTCACGGCCCGCCGATGACGCGGTGTGCTCGGGGACCCAGAAGTAGGCCGGCCGGGTAATCGCGTCAGCCTGCACGGCGAGCCTCGCGCTTGGCGCGCAGCTCGTCGAGGGCATCCCCGGCCTGCGCGACGTTAGCGGTGGCCTGGGCCATCGCGGCCCGCATCTCGCGGGTCAGCGCGGCCAGGCCGGAGGATGACTCAGCGCCCGCGTCGATCCGGGAGGCGAGGGCGATAGCGGCCTGGCCGGCTGACGTCTGGAGCCGCCCGGCCGCGGTGAGCTCAGCGATCACGGCGCCGAGGGTCCCGGTAGGGAAGTCCTCGGTCTGGGCCTTGGGCTTGCGGGCGCGCTTGGGCTTGGGTGCCAGGGACTCCGGCTGGCCTTGGGCTCGTGCGCGGTTGGCCTGATTGCGGCAGACCTTGGAGCAGAAGCGGGCGGCTGACTGGCGCGACTCAAAGGGCTTGCCGCAGCGGGCGCAGTCCTTCTCCATGTCGGGCTCCGATCAGGTCTAGGGCAGACGCCCGCCTTTCGGCCCAAATCGGGGCCATTTGTGGGCAGGCCAACCATCGCGTGAGGCGCCTCGGCCCGGATCGTGGGGAGAGAGAGCGCCCGAGACCCCTCGGCACCGTCGGACTCCCCTGCCCTAAAACGGACAGGGCGGACATATTGGGGCCTAGCAGGCGTGCTGGGGTCGCACTGGTCCCGTGTTCACCACGGCCGCGAGGTGCGGACCCTCGGTGCTTGTCGGACGGCGGGGGCATCGCCTCGCCTCTGGTTGCATCTGCGGAGTGAGCGCCCGATGCGCGAGGCACCGGGCGCTCACTCTCAAGTGGGCTGGCCTCACGTTGTCTCGGTCGAACTCCAGCTCAGGCGCGACGCTGACGGGCACGACGTGGTCGCCGCTTGTGGCTCCAGGTTTCCCGCAGAGCCAGCACACATCGCCGTCCTCCTCCAGGACTTGAGCGAGGAGCTTACGCCATCGGTGGCCGCCGATCCTGCTCACGATTGACCTGCCCTTGACTGAGGGTCTGACGTAGTGTGGCGGTACACCACTAGGGGAGGGGGGACCGTGGGCCTGTTCTCGCGGAAGGAAGCACCGAGTAGCCCGGCTATGGCCGACGTTGACGTCGCCATTGAGGATGGCGTCGTCATGCTGGGATCGCTTGGCACCGACATGGATGCCGAGACGGAGGTAGTGGGGGAGTCTAAGTACCGAGATACCTTGCTCCGCATGATTGACAATGCGCTGCCAAAGGATGTGAACCTGGACTCTGGCAGGGTGTCAAGCATCTTTGAGCTGACCGCAGACGAGTACCGACTGCGAGTGACGTGCGGGCTGGCGACGGTGGGTTACGTCGAGGACGTTGCGGCTAAGGTGTGGCTGCCTCGTGTGCGCGCATGGGAGGCTGACGGCGCGACGACAATCATGTGCAGCGGTGTGATCGTGTGGGACCCCAGGCTGGGCGATCCTCGGGCCGTGGACTCTGTTCCTGTGGGCGTGCGGCTTGACCTCGTAGACCAGAGCTGACGGCGTTGCGCTGATCTAGCAGGGCGTCGACGATCTTCATGTAGTCGATATTCCGTGGGGCTGTCATCAGCACCCACCAGATCGCCTCGTCAATCTCGTCAACGGTGGAGATCGCGGTGGCTCTGGGGGCCATGCGATCACTCCTAGGCTAGGTGGGGGTTGAGTGCCCTCCAGGTCTCGTAGTCCTCGGGATAGTCAAAATCGTCTGAGGCGTCGTCCCACTCGCGGAAGTGGGTGTCCTCGCGGACGTGTAGGTCTATGGGTAGACCGACGGCGGCGCGGTAGACCTCCCAGCCCAGGAGGCGGTTAGTTGTCCCGGCTCGGTAGGCCATGTGCGCGAGGTCGGTGGCGCGGTCTATGGCGACGTGGTGGTCGGGGCCGATGACCCAGGCCAGCATCTCGCCCCATTTGCGGCCGGTGATCTCGCTGGGGCCGTAGCGGGCGTAGACGTGCCAGGGGTCGCCGGGGTCGGCGACGATGGCGTCGAGGAGGGCGTCGGTGAGGTAGGTGTCACCGTAGATGACTGCGGTGGGGGCTGCCTTGTGCCACAGGTGTCGGCTGGACTCGTGCTGATGCCCGCCGCCAGTCCAGTCGGGCTCGGCGTGGGTGGCGATGCCGTCGAGGATGTAGGCGTCGGCCCGCTCGGTCTGGCAGACGACGCGGATGTCGTCCACGCCTCGGGCGTGGAGCTTGCGTTGGGTGCGGTGGATCAGCGGCTCGCCTCGCACGGGGGCGAGGTGCTTGGGTAGTCCGAGGTGGTTGTCCCAGCGGGTCATCTCGCCTGCGGCGAGGAGTAGCGCCCTCATGTTGCACGACGCCGAGGGCTAGATTGTATCAGAGTTTTTGGCCCCATGTGTCAAGCCCCTAACGTGGTCGCGTAGTCGCGGATGTCAAGGATGCGGACGAGCTGTCCGCGCTTGCGGACTTTGCCTCGTGCGACCCATTTGCGGATGGTGCGCTCGTGGACTCCGGCCATTGTGGCTGCGGCCTCCACGTCGACCCACACGTCGGCGTCGCGTCCGGCGACGGCGAGGAGGCGGGTGATCTCCCACTCCCGGCCGCAGGCTCGGCAGTAGACCGACTCCGCACCACGGCTGATCTTGAGCACCTGGCCGCACTCGCCGTCGTCGGTGGCGGTGGGGCAGGGCACGCGCCAGCCGGGCTCGGCGAGGTCGGCGTCCCAGCGGGACACGGCGCGTCGGCAGAGGCGTATCTGGCGGGCGTATTCGGCGATGTCGAAGCTGGGCTCGGTGAGGACCCAGTCATGGACGGCGTGGAGGAAGCGGATTACGCCGGTCAGGGTGACGGGGGTGTGTCTGGCCCAGGAGGCGCCGTGGAGTGGGCCGGTGGCGGCGAGGCGCGCCTCTGAGGCCATGCCATAGGGCGCCATTCCCCGGTCCTCGCGGATGATGCGCTCCCAGTCCTCTAGGAGCACCAGGAGTGGCACGTCGGAGGATGGGTCGTCGGCGATGAGCCGGACGGATGCCAGTTCGGGGTCTAGTGCCTCGACGACGAGCGGGGGACGCGATGACGGCACGGAGCGGCCGGAGCCGGGGCGATTGGGGCGGTCAACCTGGGTGAACGCCTGCGCGGTGAGCTCCAGGATGGCGTCGAGGTCGCGGCTGATCCTGTATCCGCAGGGTCCGCAGACGTGGCCGTCGTGCAGGGATCGGGTGCAAAGTACGCACACGGGCGCCCACTCGACGCCGCATCCACCGACGACTCGGCACGGGATTTGGTCCTCGCCACGGCGGCAAGCGGTGGCGCAATCGGCGTGAAGTGTCATCGGAATCGCCTTTGCTCGCGCGCGTGACTAAGAGTCATATCCCTACGGAAGTAACTACTACGTCCGTAAGTCCGTCCGTCCGTCCGTCCGTGGGCATACCAGTAAGGGACTGCCATAAGGCACATGCCTCTGGCCTGCCTTGTGGCACTCATGCGGCGCCCTCCCAGCACTTGCAGTCCGGGCCGTGATTCTTGGCACAGCCGCCTTTACGGGCTGCCCGCTTGAGATCGTCGAGACGCTTGCGCGATGCCTCTGACGTGGGCTGATACTCGGCCCAGTCATTGACGACGTACCCGCCCTCCGCGTGCTGCCAGAGCCGGGCCTCGACGAGCGCGTGGGCGTCGGTGGTGCTGGCGTGGAGGAATGGCAAGGCCGCGCGGGGGATGAATCCGTCCGTTTCATGGCGTCCGCAGTAGGCCAGTCCGAACACATACGCGAGCGCTGCGCGGTGCTTTCTGGCGTCAATGAGCGCCAGAATCTTGGGATGATCCGGCAATCCGGTGTCCAATCTGACCCAGGGGAGTGCCATCAGAAGGGGACCTCGTCGAGTCCGACGGCAGTGTGTGCCCACGGATCATCGGCCTGGGGAGTGGCTCTCGGGCCGCCCTTGGATGCCTTCTCAACCTTGACCGTGGCCCACTTGAGGTCCGGGCCTACGGCGTCGGCGGTGATCTCATAGTCGGTGCGCTTCTCGCCCTCGCGGGTCTCGTAGGTGCGGGAGGCGACGCGGCCGAGGACGATGATGCGCTGGCCCTTGGCGAGGCTGTCGCCCGCGTGCTCGGCAAGGCCGTCCCAGGCGGTCACCTTCCAGAAGGTGGCGTCCCCGTCCTCCCAGGAGCCGTCGGCGGCCTTGCGGCGCTCCGATACGGCGACGCGCAGGCTGGCGACGGCTTTGCCGGAGGCGGTGAAGCGGAGCTCAGGGTCGGCGGTGAGGTTGCCGACGATGGCGATGGACGTGCTCAAGATGTCTCCCCGGGGTGGTAGTGGTGGGCGGTGTAGTGGGTGGTCCAGCCGTAGACGCCTCCCAGGCCGTCGAGGCCACACAGGAGGCAGCTCCAGCGCTGATAGAGCTGCGGTCGCTTCTTGCCGGCCGGGTGGCGCGGGCTGATGGGTGAGGTCATGCGGCACCTGGCCGGATCAGCGACTCCCACACGCGCACGGGGCGGGCGTGGCAGGCGGCTCGGGCGCTGGGGACGTAGCGGTCGGTCGCCTTGACGTAGCCCAGGCGCGCGGCCTGGCGCATGACGGCGCCTAGCGCTCGGGGCTCGTGGGTGGCGGCGACCTCGCCGACGGTCTGCCAGATGTCGTCGGTGGTGATCTGTGACCGCGAGACGGCGAGGCAGTAGATGACGTCTAGCGTCTGCTCCACCCAGTCGGGGTCGGCGTGCTGTCCGACGCGGGTAACGGCCTCATCGCGGGCCGCCATTGCGGCGGCCAGGTTGAGGAGGTCGCCCTGCCCGGTCATAGGACGGCCTCTAGCAGGAGGCGCCTGCGCTCGGCGGTGACCCACGGTGGGTCCTTGGGGGCGTAGTGCTCAAGCTGGCGGGCACGCTCGCGCACGGCTTCCCCAAAGGCGGCCGCGCTCTCGACGTTACGGACCTCTCGTCGGATGTTGTCGTCGGTGTCGCGCAGGATGCGCCAGATGGCGCGTCGGGCCTTCTCCCGCTGCGCGGGAGTGAGCTCGCGCAGCTCGGCCGGGGTGGGCATGAGGACGGGCATCACGCCACCGACTTAGCGTGCTTACGGAGGGCGTTGCGCTGCGAGGCGATCATGCCGCCCCAGATGCCGTCCCGCTCGGGCGTGCTTAGGGCGTGCTGGAGACAATCCCGCTTGACCGGGCAGCCGCCGCATATCTCCAGGGCGAGGTCGCGGCCGGGGTCGTGGGGGTCATCGATCCACCACAGCTCCGGGTCATAGGGCGCGCACGCGGCACTCGTCGCCCAGTCGTCGCGGATTAGTACGTCATGCAGACGGCTCATAGTTGCTCTCCCCGATACGTGTGATGCGGATGACGGCGCCGCGCGGATTGGCGATGGTGGCGAATCGCTTGCGCGCCGAGAGGTCGACGACGATGGAGTCGTCGGTCAGGACTGATGCTTGGACGAGGGCGTCCAACGTGGAGCGGGTGAGCTTGTCAATGTCACCCGTCATGCGCGTCGTGGGATACGGAGGCGCAATGGGCTTAAGCTCTCCGCTGGCCCGATAGTGGCCTTGGGGTCGCTGGAAGAAGAACGTCAAGAACACGTCCACGGGGCCGTCGAGTAGCAGTCCGACGTGACCGTGGCGTTGCGCCTCGCAGACGACGGCCTCGC